GACAATAATTCTAAACGAGTCAGTATTTATATTAGCAATGTAGTAAACATGTCTATATAAAATTCCATTAGTTCCATAAAACACTTCTTCATATGGTAGAAAATGTTTGGTTACAGATACTTCATTTTTATGAAACCCTGTTTCTTCACTAAACTCACGAATAGCACAATCAATATCTGTTTCTTTCAATCGTCTTCTTCCTTTAGGAAATCCCCATTCAGGGTCTAAATACGTAGGCGGAACATTTAACATTAACGTAGAAAGTTTAATATATTTATCATTTGTTTCATAACCAGCGCGTAGAATATTAAATTTTTTTTCAGCATCATTAAACTCTGGTGTTTTCTTTACCATATTTTTTTGACACCATACTTTATTCCATAGATATTCAAAATCATTATATATTAACATTTGTCTTTCAGAAACAGTCATATTGTACAACAACGTAAGTATATATTTTGGATCTTCCAACTTATATTTTCCACGAATAAATTCCATGAAAGATAGACTGTCTTTACGCTGAATCATTAGATACTCTATATTATTATTATTAATACGGTAACAAATAACACCAAAACTCATAATTGGTTTTTTACAGTGTCTATATAGATGACCTGAATCACCGCAATTTCTACAGATATTTTGTTTACGAATATAATAAGTTTTTATAATTCCTTCATTCATAAAGATTTTAAATACGTTATAATAGATACTAATTAAGATTTTAAGTACTTTCTCCTATATATATTAGAATGGGAGTATATCCAGAAATTTGGGGTCCACACGCATGGGCGTTTATACATTTATGTACTATAGCTGAGAAGTCACCATTAAGTAAGGTAAGATTAAATCACTACAAAAATTTTTTTGATATTCTTAGTGAAATAATTCCATGTGAAAAATGTCGTATACATTTAAAAGACAATTTGATAAAAATGAAAGATATTACTACCATAAAAAGTAAAAGAGAATTATTTGATTGGACTGTAGAACTTCATAATATTGTTAACCGGTATAATGGTAAAAAACAATTTGATAAAAATGATGCGTATAAACATTGGAGTAATGTATCGGAAGGTATTACGACAATATCTGGAGAAAAAATTATATGTAAACGTAATAATTACAAAATTATGTTTTATATTCTTTTAACAATTATTGCTTGTTATATATTATTCAATATATATTTTGCTTAGGCAAGAATATCAGTTACTTTTTTAGAAGCTTCCTTAGCCTTGGAAGAAGCATCTGCAACAATATCACTAACATTTAAGTTGAACTCAAAAGGAGCGCCAAATGATGTGAAAGTCTCTGGTTGAGATGCGGATACATCAACCGTTTCTTCTTCATCCTCTTTCTCAACATCTTCCATACCGAGAGGAACCTCGGGTTCCATAGGAGGCATAGCTCCCTCGGGCATCTCCTCAGGCATTGTAGGAGTAGCAGTGGCAGTGGCAAAACCTTCGGACATCATCATATCATCCTCGTTATCCATGTTAAGCTGATCCTCAAGTAATTCCTCATCGGTCATTTCACCTTCATCATCTTCCATCATATCATCCTGGAAGTATTCCTTGTTTTCACCAAACTCATCAACTTCCATAACAACCTTCTTACCGTTAACAAGAGACATAATTGAAACAATAATCATCATAACAGCATATACGATAACCAATGCGGCAATAACCCAAGCGTAAGCACCGCACCACTTGGTACCCCTAGTTCCAGTAACCATGCATGTAAGCTGGAAAAGAGTAAGAAGGATAGTCGGGAGAGAGAGAAGGATAAGAAGAACAGCAACGACAATCTTCCTAGTGAAAGGAACCTTTTCACGACCGAAGAGCAAGGTTAGTGCAGTAAGACCTACAGAAGCTAGAAGAGCCATACCAGCATATTTAGATTGAACGGAACCAACAAAAAGATCGAGTAAACCAGCCATAATATTATTCTATTCAATAAGAAAGAAAATAGTTTTACGTGTATTAAAATTATTTAAATAAAATTTGAAAAATATAGTATAAAGACATACATATAATACAATAATTAAATATGGGTATTCCTTATTATTTTTACGTAATTGCAAATTCATATGATGGAATTCTTTTGAATAAGCTTCCTAAAGATAAAAAATGTAATCATCTTTTCTTGGATTTTAATGGAATGATACATCCTGCGAGTCATAAATATTTGAATTCAGTGAAAGATAAAGTTCCGAAAGATATTGAAAAAGGTATTTTAACATCTGTATGGACAGAACTAAAAGAAAGTATTGATATAGTAAAACCAACTGATACAGTACAAATTTTTATTGACGGTGTAGCACCGAGGGCTAAAATGTTTCAGCAAAGAAAACGACGATATTTATCGGTATTTCGTAAGAAAATGCTGAACGACTACGGTTTATGGGATTCTAATGCGATTAGTCCAGGGACTACATTTATGAATCGTTTACATGCATCTCTTAGAGCACACATTCGTCATTCTAAAGAAAAATATAAGTTTTATCTTAGTACATCCGATGAACCAGGTGAAGGTGAACATAAACTAATGAGTCAAATTAAAAGACTATATAATAACTCTTCTGAAACTAAGATTATTCATGGAATGGATGCAGATCTTATTATGTTATCGTTGTTATCTCATTTAGATAATATTTATCTTATGAGAGTTGATAATAATAATGAAACTAATTTCTTAGATGTTAACGCTTTAAGAAAAGGTATCATTAATGATCTTAAAACAAATCGTGGTTGGAATATTGAAGATAATATTATGGATACTATTTACAGTAAAGAAGCTAATGAAGTAATAGAAACGTATGTAGTTCTATGTTTTATTCTAGGTAATGATTTCATTCCACATCCTATTAATATATCTTTGAAAAAGGGTGGTATTGATAAGTTAATGAAATCTGCTACGTTTTTATGGAATAATGATATAAGATTGATAGATATAGATAACAAAACAATTAATTGGAACTTTTTAAAAAGTGTATTAGAAGATTTATCTCAGTTTGAAGACAATATAGTATTTGAGTTAGTTAATGAGTACTATAGAAAGAAACCGTATTATGATGATGAAGAACAGAAACTAGATGTATATCCGCTTCTTCCAGAAAATAAAGACCCTCTTGCAGATATTATGTTGAATAAGATTGATAGAAATAAATGGCGTTCATACTATTATAAACATCTTTTCCATACAAGATTAAATGATACAAAAGTTATAAGAGATTCTTGTGAATTGTACCTGAAGGGTATTTGTTGGATGTATCACTATTACAAAGGTTTTTCAAAAGATGATAAGTGGTATTACCCTTATGGTTACTCACCTACTTTAAAAGATATATCAAATTATCTTAATAGTAGTATTAATAAATTTGAAACTTTACAACAAGGTTGGTTAGACATAGACGAGCCTGTAAGATTTACCAGTCAGATAACCCAGTTGCTAAGCATACTCCCTAAAGAGTCATTGTCGTGCATTCCAAATAAGTATAAAGATTATGCTAATAAAAAAGAATTAGAATATATGTTTCCTACAGAGTATAAGTTGCAAACATTTATGAAAAATAAGTTATGGGAATGCATTCCAGTTCTTCCTCCTATGGATATTGACAAAGTTGAAGACTTATTATAGAATTTACCAAGGTCTTACTTCTGAACCATACGATTCATCTTGAAAAACCAAACCGCTGTTGCGTTTACTCCATCCCTTTGGCATATAAACTAATTTTGAAGGGAAAAAATTAATACCATTCCATACATACCAATTAAAAGGATATTCCATATTATTTTGTGGGTTATAGTACATTTTATATTTCATCATATCAATCAGCATACAATCAATAGTGTATACCCCATCTGTTTTGTTTAAACACATTTCATACATTTTTTTTGCTCCTTTATAAGAAACTAGCATAGAATGAGTACAGAATACAGGCCCTTTGTCAATACTATACTTACTATTAAATTCAAATTGTGAACCGAAATATAATACATCAAAATCTTTGGGAGTATTATTATAGTAAGCTGGTGCAAGTGTCTCCCATAAATCGTGGAAAATGACATCATCCTCAAATATTACAGCCCAAGGTATTTCATTATCAATAATTTCTTTCCATATTTTCATGTGAGATAGAAAGCAGCCTTGTTTTCCTGGATACTTTACAAACTCTTCATCCCATCTAGCAAATTTAGGATTTCCAAACATTTTCCAATTTTCAATTAATTGTTCTTCATTCTTTCCATCAACACCTTCAAACCTGGTTATATTTTTAAAACCAGCTGCTTTTATTTTAATCTTAGCAGTATCCCATCTATTCGTATTTCTATTTAAGTTGATCACATAACAAGGTCCATTCAAAATATCATCCCATTTTAGAGGTATGTTAGTATCGTTAGTAAAGTTTTTTGTATATGTATAATCGACATTAGTTACAATCTTCATATTTTATTAAATTACATATTTACCCTTTAAATATAAAAATGTACTTAAACAATACTATACAATATACATATGGGTTATAAAAACCCTTAGCTTTCTTAACTCAGCTGGTTAGAGTATACGACTGTTAATCGTAAAGTCATCGGTTCGATCCCGATAGAAAGCGTAAAATATATTTTTTACAAGATATCCAATAGATAATCAATATAATAAAAACAATTAGCAATTTTATTTTAATGCAAGTGATGGTTGATCTTCAATAAGTATACTGAATATGTATAGGTAGCTAATATATAGCATATCATTTAATACTCCTATACGAATAGTATAATCACTTGTTATTCCAACAGATAAGAAAGTTCCTATAGACATTAGTATACATGCATAGTACATAGGATGGTTTAGATAGTTATAAGGAAACTTGTTAATTCTTATAAATGTAGAATTATTTAATTCACAACCATAATATACTCTGTCAATACCTATAGCATCGTATACTTTATAGTTAATAAATGTTCCACACGCAAAGCACATAAATCCTAATAATAAAAATGGATTTGGAGAAACCCAAGCAACCGGATTTATAGTATGGAAATAAGACGAATATAAGTGGAATAATGTATACGGAAATAATACCACCCTATAATTAATGCAACTATATACTATAGTATTAAACGATACATACTTTATTATTTTATTACCATAATGATATAAAAACATATAAGTTATATGTGGTATACAATTAATACAATACCATAACATATTTATGACCTATAATATTTGTATACTACAATATAATTTTATATTATTAACTTTTCTTTATACATTTTTTTTATTTTATTAAATTTGTGTGTAAAGCATTGTTTACAAATGGAACGATATTTACCGTGAGCATATACCAGATCATATTTAACCATATTACAATGTAAACAGTTATTTTCAATAGTATGTTCAGGTATATTTTTAACCCATGGTTCTTGTCTGTTATCATAATATAGAGCTTCAAAAGCTATATATCTTTTTATTTTTATATTATCTTTAGTATATTCCTTATAAAAGTTGCAATATTTAGTGTTTTTAAAAAGATTATCTTTTATATTTTTTTTACAACATTCAAAATAAATATTAAATTTATTTTTATTGACTTCGCAAGGTATTCCACAGTTACATAGTGGTCTTGTATTAATTAAACTTTTATTACACCTACGTTTTCCATGTATATTAGAGTTAACGCTTATTGATGTATATACTTTCTTATTACTTTTTTTCAATTTACAGTATAAGTAATATAAATAATGTTCAAATATGATGTATTTATAATTATCATTCCAATCATATAAAAGAAAAGGATTAAATAATGACTTAGACTTTTCTATATGTTGTGTATATTCAAAAAAGGTAACATTAGCACTAGTGTTATATACACCAAGTATTATAAACTTACTAGTATTAAAATTACTAACTATTTCATTATATATATATTCGTAATTTAAAATTCTACTAGATCCAATAAAAATATTATCTATATTAAATTGAACTACATAAGTCCATCCACACATTTCATTTATTATCTATATGTAATATTAATTTACTGTATAATTTGATACAACACGTACTCTTTTTCTTATAGAGCAAAAGTATATAATAGCAAATATTATCACACTTACAATAAACGATGGCAAAGCAGTAAACACTATAATATCTAATAACTTGTTATCATTAACGATATTATCAGTTGTAGTATTATTCATTTACATAATAAATTAAACAAATTTATGTTTAAATTTGTATTAAAATACATTTTTCAGGATAAATATCATTATCTACATCAATATTTATCCACTTTGAAGGCATATATATTCTTTTTTGTTCATTTGTGTTTAACCAACCAGCCCACCATCCAAATGTAGAATTACTACATATTCCTCCTTTGTTGCAACGTTTCATCAAATAGAATGAAACTAATTCATCTTGTTCTCCCAATATAATATGATTACACTTATGCAAATTCAATGTTTCTTTAATACTCGGATAAACTATGTTAATATATTGTACTTGATTTGAAAATAGTACAAATGAAGCTTCAGGGTCTTTGTCTACGATATCATTTATACATTTCTTATAATATTCATTAAGATTCACAAAATGTTTTTTATTTGTTAGATAATCTCCAAGTCGTATATGTATAAAATAACTGTTATTTATATATGTAAAATTGCTTTCATATAGTTCAATACGTTTCTTTATGCATTCAGGTTCTCTAAGTAATTCAATAATATCTTGTCTGTACTCTTTGAAATATTTTTCATTTTGAAAAAACCCATTTAACAAAACATTTTTATGATGTATTTCAGGTACTTCATTATTTATATCAATATAACTCATAAATTTATTAACGGGTTCATTCCATAGTAAATGGTATGTGTTTGTATTGAGATCGTACATATCCAATTCCATAAATCGTTTAACTATTTCATCATAGGTTTGATTAGAATGATGACTTTTTTTATCCCAATTTACAAAAGTAAATGGAATATTATATTTTTTTGAAATAGCATACACGGATACCATTTTGAATAATCTATTCGCAAATCCAGCTTCTATATTGACACCAATCATAATATTATTGATATGTGTTTTATAATAATAATTAAATTCCTTTTTATATATTAATACTTATAATGACTGAGATAGAATGGAATGTTGAAGAAGAAGAATACTTGCAAGATTTATCAAAATTGTGCCAAGAATTAGCAGGTAAATATAAAGCATACTATGACGTATATAGAAAAAGACAAGCTAAGTTTAAGATTCCAGCAATTATTATATCATCAGTTACTGGTCTAGCGTCTTTTGGTACATCTAACTTTCCTGAAGATAAATCGAATTATATTTCAATCGGTGTGGGTATTTCTTCTTTATGTATAGCTTTGATAAATGCGATTGAATCATATATGAAGATTGGAGAGACTATGTCTGGATGCATTCAAGCATCTGCAAGTTTCCAGAAAATGAAAGAAAGTATTGATGTCGAACTTGCTCTTCCTGCATCAGAACGCTCTTTACAAGGTATAATATTCCTTAAG